TCGCGATTTCGGCCTTCTTCGTGTCGAAGGCATCCTTCGAGAAGTCCTTGGACTCCGCGAACGCCACGAGGGCATCCGCCAGCGTTCCGCGCTCCGCGCGGAGGTCATTGAGCTTATCGCTCATGATATAGGCTCCATCTAAGGGCTAGGCGCGTCATCACGACGGGCCGGCCAGCCTTGCCCAAGGGCGGGTAAGGGCTTCCTCCGCGCCGGAGGATCTCGTCAGGCGGTCTTCATGCGGATCGCTTCAGCGACCGCCTTCGCCTTCTGCTGCGCGTCTTCCGGCTCCGGAGGCTCCTCGCCGTCCTCGCCGTCCTCGGGTTCGAGCATGCGCATGATCTTGTTGCAGCCTTCGGAAATCATCCCGTGCGCCGACCTCAATTCCTTCTCCGTCGCCGCTGAGATCGTCTTCCCGGCTCGCGTGATGGGGCCGGATTCGAAGATCGAGCGCAGCGCCCGGACCTGGGCGGGAGAGAAAATGGACTCGGCTTCGGCCGCTTCCCATGCATCCCGCCAAGGGTCCCCAGAGGCGGCCGGAGACCGATATTTGAGGGCCCGCTGAAGCAGGCCGGAATAGCTCTTCGCCTCAGCCTCTTCCCCAAGCAGCTCGCTGACCTCTTCGACCGTCATCGCCACCAGGGCGGCGCCGAGCTGGTTGAGCGCGTCCGTGATCATCATGGGGACCGGGCTGCCGTCGCCTTCGTGCTCGGCCTCCCATTCCACCATCTCTTCCAGCCATGCCAGATCGCAGAGCAGGCAGGCGAGCCACGACACCTCGTAGAGGCTCTTGGTGGTCAGGGCGGGGAAGGCCCTTTCCTTCGCGGTGAGCCCGATCCGGTCGATGTCGATTCCCGCCGCCTTCGCCTGGACCAGCGCATTGGCATTCGCCGGCACGGGGACGACGGAGATTTCCAGCAGCTCCTGCTTCTTGAAATCCACCCCTCCCGGCCGGCTCTTGTCCTTGGACAAGGACCATTCCAGCGGCTGGAAGCCGACCGAGACGCTGTTGAGATAACCGCCCTTCACGAGCTGGTAGACGACCTCGGCGTCAGGATTCGCGGATGCCGGCGCGAACTCAATGTCGCCCATGAGGGCGCCACCTTCGATGCGGACATTGGTGGCCTTGCCAACCACGCTCGCCACCGACTTGTCATCGTGGCCGAAGAGGACGACCGGGTTGGACCGGTACTTGTCGAGAACCCACCCTCGCTGATCGATGGTGTCGCCATAGCGATCGACCGATGCGTCCGAAAAAACGAACGTGACGGTGCGCCCTTCGGCGGCCTTGATCTCCGCGGGGGGCGCAAGGCGAACCGCACTCCGCACCTTCTCACCACGGCCTATCCGGTCATGGAAGTCGGCGATGTCGAGGATGTTCCTGCGCATCTGCTAATCCTTCATCTCGCCGTCTTTGGGCCGGCCGGCCTCATCTGGCGCGGTGCCTGTCGACTGACTGCCTGCGGAAGCCATGTTGGCCGGGAACTGGAGCTCTCCGGCGTCCCCTCCCAGAGGCGCACGGCCATCGTCGATGCGCGCCTCATCTGGCGTCATGAACATGCTCATGATGCCCGTCCGGTAGTTCTGATATCGGGTGGTGATGTCGGCCCGCTGAAGCTCGGTCATGTCGAAGTCGACTTCGATGCCGTCACGTCGAAGCCCGAACGTGCTGGAAAGCTTCATTTCCCATCGCTTTGTATATCCAGAAATCGTGTAGTTCACGTATTCCTGGCTCTGTTGGACGATGTTGTTGTTCGTCGACCTCGAAAGCTCCCCGATCATATGGGGCGGGATACGGAAAATCCTGGCGATTTCCTGAAGCTGGAACTGCCGGGATGCGACGAATTCGAGGTCTTTTGCGACCATCGACACCGGCTGCCACGAAACGCCCTGCTCAAGGACCGGGACCCGCCCCGTGTTCTGAAGGCCGGTCATATTGGCCTTCCAATCGTCCGCCATGCGCTTGGCCGCGTCCGGCGTCAGCTTATTGTCCGTCGTCAGGACGCCGGAGGGCCGGGACGAATTCCCCATCCACCGCGCCGCCTGCTGCTCCTGTGCCAGGAACAAGCCGATCGCCTCCCGCGCCAGGATGATGCGCGAGACGCCCAGCAGGCCGTTGAGGCTGAAGCCCCGGATGTGCAGCATGTCCGAGAACGGGATCAAAAACGGCTGGCCACGCAACTCCGCCATCAGGTGCAGGCCCTGCGGCGTAACGCGATAGAAAAGCTCCCCGGATGGGGCCTCCCACAGCGCCACCCAATCCGCGTTGACCGGGACCAGCTTGACCGGCTGCCCGCGGCCGTTGCGCGAGATCACGGCATACGCGTTGCCCCGCATGATGAGGCTCGCCTGCATCTGCTCGACGAATTCAAAGCCGTTCTGCCAATCGTTCGGCTGGTGCAGAAGCTCGTAGAGGTAGTGGTCTTTCGCTTCGGACCGGGCCGCGTTTTCCATCCTCCGCCAAACGCGCGGGGTGAGCTTCGCCACGTCTTCGGCGAGCATGGTCACGCACGCCATGACCGCCGATGCGTTGAGCGCCGTCCCTTGGTTGATCTGGATTCCAGTGACCGAGGGGACGGACAAGAAGTTGTCCTGCCACAGCAGAGCGTCCGCAGTGGTGTCGGTGGAGCGCGTTTCAAGCGAGGGCTCGCGCCGCTCCGGCGCGTCAGCACCTGCACCGAAGATGCGCGACAAGACACCCATATGTGCCACCTTCAGCCGAAAAAGAGGATGCCGCGGTCGGCGGAATAGACGCTTCCATGGTCGGCATGCCGCAGCCTTGAGAACTCAGCGGCGCCGACGGCCATCGCCAGCGCCACGACCGCGTCGATGCGGTTGGTCGATTTCAGCTTGGAGAACCACCGGTTCGCGAAATCGTCCTCTTCCGTCGCTGCGGACATGACCGCCGACACCAGCACCGGGCTGCGCCGCAACCGAATGCGCCCTTCGAGAATGAGCGCTTCCAGCGCCGCAACAGACCCAGGCATCCAGAGGCCGAGCGGCGGCTCAACCATGTTCATCCGGCACTCTTCGAGGATCTCGTCAGGGACCTTGGCCCGGCGCTTCCCGCCTTGAGGGTGCTCGATCTGGCGCACCGACAACCCGAGGTCTTGCATCTCCGCTTCCAACTTGCGGTATGCATACCGGTCATAGGCCAGCAGCCCGATCCGGTATTCCGCATCGATGGCGGCGATCCGGGATGCCACCATATCGAGCCGGATTTGCTTCCCGCTCGGCGCGTGCAGCCACCCGTTCCGCACCCACACGTCGTAGGGCGCCTTGTCCCTCAACGCCCTCTCGGACAGCGTGTCTCCCGGCGTCCACGCCTCGACCCACGCGTCATAGGTGGGCAAAGCCGCCACGGTCCCATCGTCACGCTCGCGCTGCACAGACCCGGTTTCCACCACACAGGCCAATGCCGTCATGTCCTGCGACCCGGACAGGTCCACGCCGCAGAACACCTCCTTGCCGATGTGCTCGTCTGGATCGACGTCGCCAAGGACCGCTTCGAGCGTGGGCCGCGCCATCCATGCCTGGGCAGAGTCCGTCCAGACGCAGAAATGAAGCCTCAGAATCCCGTTGAGCTTTCCGGGCAGGTCCTTCGCCTGCCGGACGACGCCGGCGATGTACTCCTCAGTGATCGTCACGCCGAGAAGTGGATTTGCCTTGACCCAGCATGATGGGTCTTCTAGAGGGTCATCCCCCTTGTCCAGGCTGCACACGAAAGAGAATGTCGTGTCGTCGATGGGCTCCCCGACATAGGTCGCCTCGTCGTCGATTTCCCGCGTGCCGGCCGCGACCTTGATTGCGTGCTCATGCTCTTCCCAGCAGACCGAATTTCGGTCGGACCCGGAATTCGTGATCATCAAAAGCAACGGCTGGCGCCTGAATTTGAAGCCGCGCTCCAGCATCTCCATGATCGATCGATCAGGATGCTCATGGACCTCGTCGCACAGTGCGAAATGAGGCCTGGGACCCGATCCCGTCCGGCCCGCGTCCTTCGAGATCGGCCGGAAGAATGAGCCCGATGAAATATGGGCCAGATTGTATTCCCGCCCGACGCCCCCGCTCGTCACGACCCGCTTCGCCAGGCCTGGGCTTTGGCGGACCATCTTGACCGCGTCCTGGAAAAGGATCGCTGCCTGGTCCTTCTTCGCGGCTGCGGCGTAGACCTGCGCGCCGGCCTCCTTGTCTGCCGTCAGGCCATAAAGGCCGATCCCGCCAGCGAGTGGACTATTGTGCGTCGGAACCATTGACCGGCCGCACAAGAACATGCTGGTCGGCGCGTCGACTGTGATGCACCGGACCGGGACCGGTGCAACGCGATCAGCTCGAACGATCCAGCGGTCCTCCGAAAGCGGCCCGCAGAGCGCGACGCTATGGTTCGCTGACTGGTGTTGTCCATTCGCGTAGCGCAGTGTCGCGGCGATCTCCGCCGTCGTCTTGATCGACACGCCGCCCGGTTTCGGGTGCCGGTGCTCCGTGCGCCACAGGTGCTCAGCGGATGCGATGATGACTTCGCCATCGTCGAACTCGACCTCATAGCACTCGCGGTCGGTTGAGACGGGATGCGCCACGACGACGCGACACGGGACACCCCGGTCATCAAACACCTCATCGCCGGAGCGCAGGGCACCCATCGTGGTCCAACCGCCTGGCGTCGGGATCGGCGTGCCGAGCGCGAGCGCCTTCCCGTTACCTTTGCCTTCCTCGATGTAGGCCCGCCGAAAACGGCGAGACCCATCCGGGCGCTTCCAGCCGAACAGATTCCCGAGCTTGAACGCCTGCGACCCGTGAAGGACGAAAGGCCGCCCGTCGAACTGTCCCTCGCTGAGCTTCAGAACATTCTCGAACCAATCGCATACGCGCTCTGCGGCTTCGGCATCGTAATGCAGCCCGCGCTCGTGTCCGCGCTCCAAATCATCGAGATGACGACGACAGGCATTGCGCACATGCGGGCCGGCAATCACATCCCCAGCGACAACCGCGCGAGCCCAGGCCGTAGCCCTGTCAGTTGAAGTAGCGGTCTTCCGGGCTTTCTTCGTCGCCACCATTCTCGGAAACGCCGTTCCTCGCGCTGGGGGATGCCCCGAACTCGGCGAGCATCTTCCGGATGAACTCACGAGACTGCTCGACCTTCGACAGCCAGGGCGATTTCTGCACCAACCCGTTGGGGGTCAGCACCATCGCCCCGCTCTCCTTGACCTTCTTCTGGGCATCGATCATCTCGGCCCACACCTCGCAATAAATGCGCAGGGCATCCCGATCCGAGCGGCGAAGGAAAATCTTCCAGGCGTCAGCCGCCTCCACCCATTTGGATTTCGCCAAAGGCGAAAGGTCGGGCGGCGGCGGGCCGATCTCCCCGATCCCCTTCTTCTGCGACTTGAGAGGCCGCCGGCCGGGATTGCCGAGGACCGTCTGGAGCTCGACAGG